ATAAATTATGGATATTTTAAACTGGTTATATATAAAAACAGCAGGTCTGATTAAAACCAAAGCTGTTGATCCTAACACAGACCTAGTAGCATTAGGTGCTAATGTAGGATTTAACAGAAGAGATGATCAGTATCAGACTTATGCTATGCCTCTTAAAAACTGTGTGCAATCAGGTTGCACGGGTAACACTAAGCATTATGAGTTAAATATTACAGCTACTAATGTAGTAACAGTAGATACTCCCCGTGGTATTATTGATATTACTGGTATGGGTTCATCTGTTCCTTTAACCCCTGCGTTAGCTTATGGTAGTTCAGTAGGTTTCTTAATTAATAACCCAGATCTAGATCTTAGTATAGCAAACAGAGATAATATATATTTACAGTATTCTGTATATTACAAAAACACTATAACTGATAATGCTATTCCATATTTAATATCTACAGGAGTTGCAAATGGATTAGAGTTTAATCTTTATAATGCTAACCCTACATTAGCTGGTGCTAATAACTGGGATGGTGATTTGTATGTTTACTATGAACTATACACACTTAAATAGTACCTGTATTTTCAGATGGTGCAAATTGGGTATTAGGATAAAATAAATAATCATGGATATTCTAAACTTTATTTCTTGGATTAAAGGCAGGAGACAAGTTACTACTGTTGATGCCGCTAAGACTCTTATACCCGTAGGTTTAAAAGATGGACGTAGAGATGATGAGTATATTGCTGGTGCCATTACAGTAGAAGACTTTGTAGCACAATATGGTACTGGTCCGCAAGGACCTCCAGGGATTCCAGGAGCCAATGGTGCTCCAGGTATACAAGGTCCTATTGGACCTCAAGGCGTTCCTGGACCGGTGGGACCCGCAGGTCTTACATGGCAAGGTCTATGGTCAGCAGCTACAATATATGCAGATAATGATTCAGTATCTTTTGGAGGAGCTAGTTATTTCTGTTATAATCCTGCAGGTGTAGGACCATCAGCTCTAAATCCAACTGTAGATACAGCTAACTGGGCTTTATTAGCAGCAGAAGGCGCAACAGGTCCCCAAGGCCCACAGGGTATAGCTGGATCAGGATCACCAAGTTTTGCATCATCAGGTTTGTTTACTACTAATAGTCTTACAAATGATCAGTTGACATCAATACTAATTCCAGCAAATACTTTTTCTGGAAATGAAGGTTTATCTTTTTCTGCACAATTTATTAAAGATCAACCGACTATAGCTACAACAACATATTATATAAACACTAGTAATACATTATCAGGAGCTACATTATTAGCTACATTTACTTCACTAAGTACATCAAGGTATATGGGTATAGTTAGAACAATGTATATTGATGGTTCATCTACATATGTTTTTAATGTATCTGCCAGTAGCAATTCTGATAATGCTGTAAGCAATGTGGCACCATCAACAGTAACAATAGATTGGACACAAAATCAATACTTAATTGTTGCAGGAAGAGTAGATAATGCATTATATGCTTTAACATGCAGAGGAGTAAGAATTTATTAAAACTAAAATTATGTCAATAGGAAATTTAAAAGATTACGGTAATAAAGGTAATAACCTACCATATCAGTGGAGAGTATTACAAGGTTTACAAGAGATAGCTAATCAAACAGCACAACCATTAACTTGTGTAGAAGATTCAATAGCTATTTGCGCAGGTGGTAATTTATTAACAAGTACCACAATTGGTGCTGATATAGGCTTAGATGTAAATATCATAGGAGGTGTAACATTAGAAGTAAATTTAGATGCAGCTAATGATCAAGTAGGTATTTATGGTTATGTAAATGGTGCATCTGGTTCTCCAGTTCCTTTAAATGTAAATGCTACAGGTCAAGTTGCTATTCAAGATGGAGGTAATTCTATTACGGTTGATGGTGGTACTGGTGTTCAAAGAACTCCTAATTTTCTTAGACCTACTGGAACATCTGGAACTGTAACTGCTGGTGCATATTCAGTATCTTTTGCAAGTGTTGGAACTGCTAATGCTATTGTTGGTGGTATTACTTTAAAGACAGGAGAAACATTGAACTTTGATGCCGGAGCCATTAATAATACATTAGCTGCTATTACTTATGATACAACAACTGCCGGAGCTGAGTTAATAATTATAACTCTTACATAATGGCTACTATAGTATCTACTTCCAGCATATCTAATCAATCAATATTGGCTAATGACCCAATGTTGGGGGATGCATTTGGTAGATTAAGAGTATCAAATCCATTAACACTATTTGATTCTTCACATAGATACCGAGATAATGGTTTATGGGCTACATCTACAGCAAGTGGAGGAGCAGCTGTGTTTAGTGCAAATGAAGGTTTAGTAAACCTAAATGTAAATACAACAAGTGGTTCACAAGTTCTTAGGGAAACATTTAAAGTGATGTCATATCAACCAGGTAAGTCTTTACTTGTAATGAACACATTTGTAATGGCTCCTGCTCAAACTAATCTTAGACAAAGAGTAGGTTACTTTGGTACAAATAATGGGCTTTACTTACAGCTTAATAATTCTACTTTAAGTTTTGTAGAAAGAAGTTTAGTTACAGGTGTAGTTACAGAATCAGTAGTTAATCAAGCTTCTTGGAATGCTGATCCATTAGATGGTAATGGTCCATCAGGAATAACTTTAGATATTACTAAGGCTCAGATTTTATTCATGGATATTGAGTGGTTAGGAGAAGGTACTGTAAGATTAGGTTTTGTTATTGATGGTAACTTCATTGTATGCCATAGATTTAATCATGCTAACTTAATTACATCTACTTATATTACTACAGCTTCATTACCACTTAGATATGAGATAACTAATACAGGAGTAACAGCTAGTCCAAGTACATTAAAACAAGTTTGTTCTACTGCAATATCTGAAGGTGGTTATGAACTTAGAGGGGCGCAACAAGCTATTGGTACTCCAATACTCACTCCAAGAACTTTTGCAGTAGCAGGGACATTTTATCCTATTGTAGGAATAAGACTTAAAGCTACTACATTAGATGCTGTTGTTATTCTTACTGCTGTATCTTTGTTAGGATTAGGTAATGGTAAAAACTATGCATGGAGAGTTTTAAATGGGACTGCAATAACGGGAGGGGCTTGGACTCCTGCTTCAGCTGATTCCTCAGTAGAATATAATCTTACAGGTACATCAACTACAGGTGGTAGAGTATTAGCACAAGGATATATAAATTCATCCAATCAAGGTTCTCCAAGTATGGATATACTAAAAGAAGCTTTATTTGCAGCTCAACTAGAAAGAAATACTTTTACAGGAGTAGCATTTGAAATAGTAATTGAAATGGCTATTGATGCTACAGGAGGAACTTTAGGAGCTTATGCTTCAGTAGATTGGGAAGAAATAAGTAGATAAATAAAACATATTAATAATGAGTACAGGAATTAATATAGGAAAATCAATTAAAGTACTGGATGAAGGTTCTACACTTACATCTGATGTAGCACAAATTGACTTTACAGGAACAGGTGTAACAGCTACAACTTCTGGTAATAATGTTACTGTAAATGTAACAGGATCTTCTGGTGTTTGGGGTATATCAAATGCTAGTGGAGTTTATACTTACTATGCTACATTAACATTAGCTATGGCTGCTGCAACAGCAGGTCAAACAATTGAAATGTTTGCAGATGTAACAGCAACAAGTGTTGTCACTATTAAACCTGATGTTATAATTCAAGGTAACGGTCATACATACACATACTCTGGAAATACAGGAGATGTATTTGCAACCTCAGCTGGGGCAGGAACTTTTACATATTACTTTAACAATTTAACAATAAAAAGAGCAAATACAGCAACTTCAACAGGAGTAATATTTTCAGGAGATGGAACTGCATTTACTACATCTATAAATTTCAAATTTAATTCAGTATATATAATTTATACTACAACAACAGGCACTGCTTCAATAACAACAACAACAGGGTTTGGAGTTTACGGGTGGTCATTTGATGGAGTAGATGTAATTGGTAATTCATCAGGACCTTTATTTGGCACTGCTTTTGCAGTTAGCAACATAAAAAATAGTAGAATAGAAAACACAGGAACGGGTGGATGTATAGCAACACCTAATATTACAGGCGGTTGTTCTTATGAAAATTGTTATATAAAAACTAATTCTGGAATAGGAATATTTTGCAATTATCCTTCAGATGTTATAAGAAATTGTACAGGTATATCATCAACAGGAACAGCATTTGCAGGACAATCAGGTGCATCTGCTTATGATTGTTTTGCTTTTTCAAATACATCCATAGCATTTAATGGATTAGTTTGTTATAATTGCACAGGACAAACAACAACTGGAAATGCCTTTTATCAAGCAACTGGTTATAATTGTACTGGTAGGTCAACAACTGGATATACAGTAAGAGCATTTTCAAGTATGTCTAAATTTTACAATAGTTCATTTTATTCTTCAGGCTCAATAACTGTTTATGATAATAATTACGGAGCATCATTTTATAACTGTTCAATAATTACAGATTATAATAATGCTGCTGGTCATGCTATTTCAATTGGTCCATCTTCAGGTAATCCTACTTTTGTAAATAACTATATTCAAGTATTTAATACATCTGCTAACTGTATAATAGGTTCAGCAGCTTTTACTGGTGTAATTACAAACACAGTATTTAAAGGAGCAACAACTCCAATAAATGCTAATGTTACTTTATCAGCAGTTACTATTAATACAACTTATAATAATATCACAATATAATGGACACTTATAAAATAGACATATTAAAGCTTTCTGATACTTTGGTATCTCAAAATTTAAAAACTCAAGAGCAAAAATATTTTACAATTTCTGAATTAACAGGTGAGTATTTAGTGGTATATAATGATTTCATGTCTTTAGTAAATAGTAAAATAACTATTGAATATAATCAAGTATTTGTTGGTGAGGAAGTTGTAAAAAGATTTGTAGGTATAAATGTTGATGGAATTAATGTAGGAGACTTTCAAGAAGTACTCTATGATAATTTAACTGTAGAAGAAAAATCTACATTTGATGTATTCTATACTGTATTTACTAAGTAAAAATACCTAGTAACCTATTGTAGTTTCAATTATTTTTAGTATATTATAAGTATATATTTATAACATAATAACAATGGCCACAGAATCACTACCAATAGCAATTTTTATAGCAAGTACCATTTTTGCTATATTTGGATACTTTTTAAAAATGATCCATGGAGATGTCAGAAAAAATACAGAAGAACTTGGAAAGTTAAAAGGTAAAATAGAACTAGTACAACAAGAAACACAGATAAAATATCAAGCATTGCAAGAGCTTACTCAGCTTGAGATAAAAAACTTAGCAAAGAATGTAGGTGAATTATCAGATGCTGTTAAGTTGTTTATATCTAACAAATAAATATGAAAGAATTGAAAGGAAGATGGAAAGCCAAAACACCTAAGTTTTGGAAAAGAGTACAACAGATTGCAATAGTAGCCGGAACAATAGCAGGTGTTATTATTGCAGCTCCAGTGGCTTTACCAGCAGCCATTATAACAGTAGCTGGATATGTAGCAACAGCAGGAACAGTAGCTGCTACATTATCACAATTAACAGTAGAAGATGCTAAAGAACTAGAAGATGTTGACAATTCAACAGACAGTTTGAAATAGATTACTAAATTTTAATAACTAAAAACAAATAAAAATGGCAAAGAAAAAAGAAGTTAATGTTGAGTTAGAAGTAACAACAAAAACTAAAAGAGCTTATGTTAAGAAAGATAACAAAAACTTAGATGTAGTTATTGATACACCTAAAGTTGATGTAGAAGTACACGCTACAGAAACAGAACAACATGTTAAAATTGATACTAAGAAATTAGATATTGAAATTACTAAAACTGCAGAAGGTTCTAAAGTTACAATAGATGCTGATAACAAAATACTAGAAAAAGTAGGAACTACATTTAGCTCTTGGATACTTAAACGTCTAGCTAAAAAAAATAGTTAGTAATAAGGTTTAGTAATAACCTGCAATGAAAAATTTACCAAAAGAAGAGTTATTAAGCAGGCTTGAAGCAATTAATAGAAGTAACGCTATTATTTACTTTGACCTTGGTGGCACCATCACAGGTGTTAATGACATTTTTTTGGAAGCAATGGGTTACGGTAAAGGTAATCATGAAGACATTATAGGTAAGCACCATAGCATTTTTGTATGTGATGATTACTCAAGATCACTTGAGTATGAAAAGTTTTGGGATATCTTAAGAAGTGGTAAGTATTACACTGGAGAGTTTGAAAGAAGAAAAAAAGATGGAAGTCTTATAAATCTTCAAGCAACTTATAATCCTATTTTAAATGAAGATGGTAAGATTACCAAGATAATGAAAATTGCTACTGACGTTAGTGTAATTGTCAATAGTAAGAAACAGATAGATGCAATCAATAGAAGCACTGCTCTGATTAATTTTAACATAGATGGTTTTATAACAGATGTAAATTCTATATTCTTAGAAACCATGGGTTATAAGGGCAATGAAAAAGCCAAAGTCATTGGAAAACATCACAGTGTTTTTGTAAGCTATGAGTATTCTAAGTCTGATGAATATGCTAAGTTCTGGGAAAGCTTGAGAAAAGGTAAGTACTTTGATGGAATCTTTGAAAGAAAAAAAGTAGATGGTTCTACTGTTTATTTGCAAGCATCTTACAACCCTGTATTTGACAGCAAAGGAAATATTACAGATGTAGTTAAAATTGCAACTGATGTTACTGAAGCTGTAACTAACAAGGCAAAAATAGATGATCTTACAAAAAACTTACAAATAGAACTTGAGAATTCTCAAAAACTGAAAAACTCAATAGAGATAGAAAAGGATGCAGCTTTAAATGACTTAGATGTAATGATGAAAAAAAGTCAAAGTGAGCTGATAAAAATTATTGTCAAAGTTGCATTGTCTGTTATAGTTGGGGTTGGAGTTGTGACAACAGTATTATACTGGATGGCTATTATAACAAATCAAGACACACAGATTATTGGTTCAACATGGAGTAACATGTTTAGTGTATTATTAACAAATGCCTTCTCTATAGTTGGTACAATCATGGGTATCAAGTATGCTACTCAGGAAGGCGGTAAAGAAAAAAAATAAAATTATGAAAAAGATTTTTAAAGAATTAGTATCAGATGCTAATGAGATAAATGAGCAAAGCTTTGTTGGAGTAGTAGCATTTTTTGCTATGGTATTTATTTTAATAGTTGATGTAGTTACAGGTATTTGGGGTAAAGAACTGGTCATAAAAGAATTTATCTTTGATGGCTTTATGATCATTACTCTTGGAGCCTTTGGAATTACTACAGCAGGTAAAATTATGTCAAACAAAAAAAACAATCAAAATGAAAATAACCAAGACGGGGAAAGCGGGAATTGAGATGATTAAAGCTTTTGAAGGGTTTAGAGGAACTCCTTACAAATGTTCTGCAGGTGTCCCTACAATAGGATACGGAGCTACTTTTTATCCAGGTGGTAAAAAGGTAACAATGACAGATGCAGCTATAACAGAAGAACAAGCTGTTGAACTGTTAGCAAACATGCTTGTAAGTTTTGAAAAATATGTAGATAGCTATTGTGTAGATACTATCACACAAAATCAGTTTGATGCATTAGTTTCATTTGCTTACAACTTAGGACCAGCAAATTTAAAATCTTCTACATTACTTAAAAAAGTAAATGCAAATCCTAATGATGAGTCAATCAAATTAGAATTCCTAAAGTGGGTTAAAGCTGGAGGTAAAACATTAAAAGGTCTTGTAAGAAGAAGAGAGGCTGAAGCAGAATTATACTTTAAAAAATAGAACCATGCAATTAAGTAAAAATTTATCATTAGCAGAAGTAACAAGAAGTGAAACTGCAAAGAGAAAAGGAATTAGCAATATGCCAACTCCTGAGCACATTGAGAACTTTAAAAAGTTAGCTGAGAATGTCTTTCAGCCAATCCGTGAGCACTTTGGTGTTCCTATTCATATTTCATCTGGGTACAGAAGCAAAGCTTTGAATACTGCTGTTGGAGGAAGTTTGTCCTCACAACATTGTCAAGGTGAAGCAATTGATATTGATATGGATGGTACATCAATAACCAATGCTCAAATCTTTAACTTTATCAAAGACAATTTGAATTTTGATCAAATGATTTGGGAATTTGGTACAGACACTAATCCTGACTGGGTTCATGTATCTTATGAATCTACAGGTAAACAACGTAAACAAATTTTAAAAGCTATTAAACAGGGTGGGAAAACAATTTATACACCTTATAAATAAAAAGTAATGAAGTTTAGAAACAACTGGAAAGGCTCAAGAAGACAGTGGGATAAAATAATGCTAAGACTGAGAATCTCAGCATTAGATATCTTTACATTAGAACTAGATTATTCCAGAGACTTCTATCTTCTAACAGTTTTAAACTTTACTATTAAAAACAGATAACTATGAAAAATGGATTAAAAGGAGTTACAGATGCTACAGTATTCTGTAAGTCAATGCAAAAAAATAGCCCTAAACCAATGATTAGATCAATGAAAAGCTATGAAGTAGGGGGTGCTACTGAACAATGCGGACCTGGTGATAGAGGAAAAGGTTGCAGAAAAAAAACAAAGTATAAAAGCAGTGGTAGATCAAGCAGTGGTGGTGATGCTACTTTAGTGGGAAAAATAGCTGGAGGATTAGCTGGTGTAGGTGCTGCACTTGGTCTTGGTAAATATGTAAAGAATAACAAAGATTAAGTTAACTACTTAAAGTATACAGATCCAGGTATGTACTATGCCTGGATTTTTGTTTTTAAATATATCTAGTTTAAACTTTTATTGTATATTTGTCTAAACTTAAAATTAAAAACCAATGGAAAACCAACAAGAACAAATGGAGAATCTATCTCCAGAACAGCTAGCAGCAAGAAAAGAAGAGATGAAACAATTCTTTGAAGAGGCCTTACCTTACTTAAAAGCACAAGCTGAATATGAAAAGTTATTAGCTGATATCTCTGAACTTAAGTTAAGAAGACTTCAATCAGATCATCAGTATGCAATGGCTATGTATCAGATAAACAATCCAGAACCATTAGAAGAAGATCTTGATGAAGAAGGTGTGGAATTAGAAGGTAGAGTTAATTCTGAAACAGCTAAAAGAAAGCTTAAAAAGAATTAATAATGGCACTTGTTAATCAGGTACAGAAGCGTGTCAAGATGCCTAAATGGGATGTTGTAAAATTTCAGATACTCACACATTGTTATATTAACCGTATAACCATGAGTGAATCTGATTTGAACTGTCTTACCTTGTTAAGTTTTAATGAACCTATAGAACTTACAAACTTTTGTTTGGATGCTTCTGCAGAAGAAGATTGGATATTTAAGTCACCACAGACTGTTAGAAACTGTATTAATAAAGCAGAGAAAAACAATCTTGTGATAAAAGATACAGATAATAAGAAATTGATTATGCTGAATCCAAACTTAATGATTCAGACTAAAGGTTCAATTTTACTTGACTATAAATTCTTAGGCAATGATACCGAAGAAGGCCAATAAGTTATATAAACAGTTGTCAGAAGATTTAAATGTTGAAGAGGATTTGATAGATAAATTTATTGAACACTACTACAAAGATATAAGGTCAGCATTGGTAAACTTAAAATATCCAAGAATCAATGTTGATGGTTTAGGTCACTTTGTAGTAAAACCCACTTTAGTAAGATCTCATATACCAAAATTTACTAAAGATTTATCTGAACATGATACTTCAACATTTACAGCTTACCATACTAAAAAAGGCTTAGAGTTAAAGTTAGATCAGCTTATAGAACTAGAACATAAAATAAGTTTAGAGGAAATAAGAAAAGAAGAATTTAAAAAAAACAAAAATGAAAGCAGTACTAAAAACAATCTGGGAGAATAGAAAAGGTATCCTAGAAGGTATTAAGAACTCAATCATTAGAGATGAGTTTGTAGAAGACATAGCACGGATGAGACATGACATCTGTGATGGCTGTGAGCACTTAGATACTAAAGGTAAAGAATGTGCTGTAAAGAAAACACAACCCTGTTGTGCTGAGTGTGGATGTTCATTAGCATTTAAGACCCGGTCATTATCATCAGAGTGCCCATTAGGTAAATGGGATGCTATAGCTACAGAAGAACAAGAAGAAGAATTAGATAACCTTAAAGATTAATATTATGTATATGGATCCAAATAAATATCCTATTGGAATGTTAGTTAATGACCCTACTCAAATAGTTAATACTAATCCTATTCCTGGACAAACTATAACTACTACCACAGCAGATGGAATATTTAGTAGAATGAACACAGTTCTGGAAGACCCATGGGTACATCCTTTGAAAGCTATAGAAGATAAAATTACTAAGCTAGAAACAGAGAACAAGTTTCTAAGACTAAAGATACTTTCTATAGAGGGTAAGTTTACACAGGAAGAGGTAACTAATATCAGAAAGATGTTGATATCTGAAGATGAAGCATCTAGAACATTAGCTAATACTATTATAGAAAATGCTTAAAAGATGATAAAGTTTAATGCAGATAATCATAGTTACACCAGTATAGATGGAGAAGCTATTGACTGGATAAGTGTAACAACACTTGTTTCCCATTTTAAGAAACCTTTTGATGCTAAAGCAGTAGCAGAGAAAGTAAGTAAAAGCAAAAGATCTAAATGGGCTGGAGTAGATCCTAAGATTATCCAAGAGATCTGGTATAATGAATCTACTAGATCCACTACTCTTGGTACATGGTATCATAACCAAAGAGAAGATGACTTGTGTGCATTAGCATCATTAAGTGTAGAAGGAACTACTATACCTGTATTTAGACCTGCAGAGGTTAAAGAAGGTGTCAAGATAGCTCCATCACAAAAATTAGAACCAGGCGTGTATCCAGAACATATGGTCTATTTAAGATCAGCAGGTATCTGTGGACAATCAGATTTAGTGGAAGTAGTCAATGGTAAAGTAAACATCATTGACTACAAAACTAATAAGGAGATAAAGAAGGAGTCATATGTAAACTGGGAAGGTATATCTGATAAGATGGCTCATCCTGTAAATAATTTAGATGACTGTAACTTTTATCATTATGCTTTACAGCTCAGCATTTATATGTATATTATATTGAAGCATAACCCTAAACTAAGACCCGGAAGTATATTTATACACCATATAACATTTGAAGTAGAGAAAGAAGATCAGTGGGGATATCCTATTGCCAAACTAGATGATAATGGAGATCCTATAGTAAAAGAAGTAATACCAATGGAAATACCTTATTTAGTAGATGAAGTACATGCTATTATTCACTATCTTCATGATAACAAAGCCAAAATTAAAAAGAAATAACAATGCTGATTAAACTATTTGATGTACAGAATAAAACAGTTGTTCCTACTGAACACTGTTATACACTGAAGTCTCTTAAAGATATAATGGATGATTATCCAGATGACTATCTTAAAATATATCAGTATTTATTTTATATGACATGCCCGGATCCAGATATGAATCCTTTCTTCCATACACCCCATATAGAGAAAGAATCATTAATCATGCGGGAGATAGAAGCAGAATTCTCTACAGAAGACACTGAGATATATAATGCATTAAGATTCTGTGAGAAACTATATGAAACTCCAACCTCACGCGCGTACGGAGGTATGCAGAAAGCACTAGATAGAATATCTAATTACCTAGCTACTGCACAGATTACTGATGGTAAAGATGGTAATATAGCTCAGATAAGAGCATTAGCAAAAGACTTTGATGGTATTAGACAATCCTTTAAAGGAGTCTACAAAGATCTACAGGATGAACAACAAAGCAAAGTCCGTGGTGGTCAGGGTCTTGCATATGATAGTTAGTCATGAGTCAAATCTTTGAAGACATACCAACTTGGGATAATGGTAATTGGACTACCACATCTTTTGATAGCAGAGAAGAGTTTGCTACATATCTGCGCTCAATATTTAAGGAACCCGGTCAGTATGAGTTTGATGATGTTAGTACAGAGTTATTTGTATCAGAATCAAATAAGTTTAGAAAGCTTGGTATATATACTACAGCTCCTTTTAAGTCTAAAGACTTTATTAACTACTGGGATGATCAGAAAGCTAAATGCAGAAAAGGTGTACTGATTAAACACGGGACTAAAGCTTGGTTCTTAGCAAGAGAGTACTATATGTGGCTTAACTTCTTGCCTATCTTTAATAAAGAAATACAACAATTTGGTTTTGCTGATATCCGGGATGCCCAGTATCATATGGCTTTATATGAACTATTAGCAGAACTAAATTATAAACATGTAGCTATCTTAAAGAAACGTCAGATAGCATCTTCCTACTACCATATGGGTAAGCTTATAAACCAGCAATGGTTTGAAGCCGGTGTTACTCTTAAAGTTGGAGCAAGTCTCAAGGATTATATAAATGAGAAAGGATCCTGGAAATTCCTACAGGAATATGCAGCATTCTTAAATGAGCATACTGCATGGTACCGTCCTATGTCACCAGACAAAGTAATGATGTGGCAACAAAAGATTGAGGTCAGAAAAGGTAATAGAAAAGCTGAGGTAGGTCTTAAAGGTACTATACAAGGTATGTCATTTGAGAAAGATCCTACAAATGGTGTAGGGGGTCCAGTTAAGTACTTCTTTCATGAGGAAGCAGGGATTGCTCCTAAGATGGATCAGACATATGAGTACATGCGTCCTGCCATGAGATCTGGTTTAATTACAACAGGGATGTTTATAGCTGCAGGATCTGTGGGTGACTTGTCTCAATGTGAGCCATTAAGAAAAATGATTGTAAAACCTTTAGATAATGATGTGTATTCAGTAGAATCAAATCTTGTTGACTCTAAAGGTACTATTGGTTTATCCGGACTGTTCATACCTGAACAATGGTCAATGCCTCCATATATTGATAAATATGGTAACTCACTTGTTACTGAAGCCTTAGAAGCTTTAGACAAACAGTTTGAAGTTTGGAAAAAAGAATTAGACCCAGAGACATACCAGTTGAGGATTTCTCAGCATCCAAGAAATGTAGAAGAAGCATTTGCACATAGAACAGTATCTGTATTCCCAACACATCTTGTTACAGCACAGGAAAGAAGAATAGAAGATAAAGAATATGCATATGAGTTCTTAGATATCTCAACAGATGAGAATGGGAAGCCTAGTGTTAAAGCATCTAATAAAAGACCTATAATGGAATTCCCTGTAACTAAGAATACAGAGGATAAAACAGGTGTACTTGTTGTATGGGAAAGACCAATAAAAGATCCTGCATTTGGACAGTATTATGCATCTATTGACCCCGTGTCTGAAGGTAAGACAACTACCTCAGAATCATTATGTTCTATATATGTAATGAAAGCACCGGTAGAAGTAACTAAAGTAACAGGTACAGAGACAGAGACTTATATAGAACCAGATAAGATTGTAGCCGCATGGTGCGGAAGGTTTGATGATATTAATAAAACACACCAGAGACTAGAGCTAATTATAGAGTGGTATAATGCATGGACAGTAATAGAGAATAACATCTCATTATTCATCCAGTATATGATATCTAGAAAAAAACAAAGATACTTAGTACCTAAGAGTCAGATTATGTTCTTAAAAGATTTAGGAGCTAATGCTAATGTATTCCAGGAATATGGCTGGAAAAACACCGGTACTTTATTCAAAGCTCACCTTCTTAGTTATGCTATAGAATATACTAAAGAAGAATTAGATATAGAAACAAAGACAGACGGTACTATAGTTAGAACTAAATATGGTATAGAAAGGATTCCTGACCCTATGTTACTTAAAGAAATGAGAGCATATGCAGATGGAGTCAACGTGGATAGGCTAGTTTCATTCTGTGCACTTGTTGCATTTATGAAAATACAGCAGTCTAATAGAGGTTATACAAGAAGAACAATCATGGATGATGCAGCTAAAAACTTGCAAAAGTCAGAAAATTTGTTTAAATTAAAGAGTAGTCCGTTCCGGCATATGGGTAAATCTTTTTATTCTGGAGGACAGGGATTTAAAAGATCCCCATTTAAGAATCTTAAATAAGTGATATGCAAATAATAAACGCATTACAAGCTAAGAAAGGTGTCAAAGCTTCCCATAACAGAATGGGTAGTATTACTCAGCCTTTACAGTTTTTATTAAAAAAAGATAAAGATGATGAGTGGGCAGCATGGAACCTTGACTGGTTGGAGTGGAATGGTTTGAAACAAATCCGCAGAAATGCCCGCAGATTAATGAAGAACTACAAACTTGCAAAAGGTGTAATAGATAGATCAGATTATATAGTTGAAGAAGATAATGATTATAGAGATATAGTAGAAGTACTAACAAAAGAAGATGTATCTGCATTAGAGTTAAAGTTCTATCCTATCATCCCAAATGTTATTAATGTTCTAGTAGCTGAATTTGCAAAGAGATCAACTAAGCTTGTTTATAGAGCAGTAGATGAATACTCTTATAATGAAATGCTAGAGCAAAAAAGAGTAGCTGTTGAAGAAGTTCTTTTAGCTGATGCTCAACTTAAAATTACTGCAGCTTTATTAGAACAAGGATTAGATCCTGATTCTGAAGAAGCACAAGCAGAATTGAGTCCGGACAAACTTAAATCTCTTCCTGAAATAGAATCATTCTTTAAGAAAGACTACAGATCTATGGCAGAACAATGGGCATCCCATCAACATAAAGTAGATGTTGAGAGATTTAAGATGGATGAACTTGAAGAAAGAGGTTTCCGTGACATGCTTATTACAGATAGAGAGTTCTGGCATTTCCGTATGATGGAAGATGATTATGAAGTAGAGTTGTGGAATCCACCTATTACATTTTATCACAAGTCACCGGATGCTAGATATATATCACAAGGTAACTGGGTAGGTAAGATAGATATGATGACTGTAGCTGATGTAATTGACAGATATGGTTATGCTATGACTAAAGATCAATTAGAGGCTTTAGAAGCAATCTATCCTATTAGATCTGGTGGTTATATAGTTGGTGGTTATCAAAATGATGGTACATACTATGATGGAACCAAAAGTCATGA